ACACACAGCCCACCGGATCGGCAGTCTCGTCTTTCAACTGCTGCACGTCCTCCAACAAAAACTTGTAGCTGGTGGGCGTCAAGACAATATCGTCATTGGCCACCACCACGGAGTCAAACCCATCGCTTAGTGCTCTGTCTATGATCTGGTTGTAATCTTCACCAAAATTGTGCGGTGAGCCAAATACTTTAAGGTCAGTATCAAACCCGCCAATCACCGACTGAGGACCGCGCAAGTAAACAGGGACCTCGGGGCAATACTCGGCAATGCTCGCAAGCATCACCCGCAAACCCTTGCCGTGTACTGTGCTAATGACTATGGGAGAAATCACTTTTTAGGCTTCTTTGCCGTCTTAGCCGCCTGCTTAAAGTCGGCAGCACTAGGTGCAGCCTTGCTACCTACCTTGTTCATCTTCTCTTTTGATCCTGCCGCGATACGCGCTTGCTTTTTGTGGATGTTGGCATAAAGTCCAGGTTTCATTATTCAAGCTCCTCGTAGTTTTCTGATTCATCTTTCTCACCATCATTAGGGCCACCCACTACCCACGCATCGCAGGTACGGCTGGCCGCGCACTTAAAATCGAAAATCTCGCAGTACCCAAGGTCTGCCAACTCAATCGTCCCCCACGGGTCTGCCTCCATACCGATACCCTTGGCAATGCACTGTTTGATTTCGTCCTGCACATTGAACGCGGCGCAGTTACCGCAGCGGCTTTGCTTGGCATCTTGGATGGTCACATCCCAGGTATCAGCTTTTTTCTTCCAGTACGCCGTGTTGGGCAGATCAGGATTCTCAGGACCGTAGGCCGCAGCAGTAATCGCCTTGGCACGGTTCTTCAGGTTCAACGTCACGTCTTGCGTAGGCAGCGGGCACTTGGTGCTGGTCTTACTCATCATCTGCTTCATCGCGCCCTGGTAGCGCGCTGGCACGTCTCGCATACTTGTGGCCATTACATCTTCCCCTTCATTGCTTTAGGCTTGATCTTGGCCTCGGACAGAGCAATCGCAATCGCCTGCTTGGGACTCTTTACTACCTTGCCGCCAGCACCTGAGTGCAGCTTTCCGCTTTTGTACTCGCCCATCACCTTGCCAACTTTCTTCTGCGCCTTGGTCATCTTCATAACTTGCCCCTTAAAAAATAAGTTGCCGGTGTGGACGGTTTCACCACAGTTCTAGCCGCCAGCTTCGCCACGCCTATCAGTGGGATAACGTGATCTACTCTGTTTCAATGCTACACACACCAACACGGCTGGGGACTGTTCAGACGGTCTAGGGCTTCTTCTCTCCCCGTCTACGGCGTAGCACCCTTACGGTCTAGCCCACCGCAATCCCCATGCGTGTTAATGCTCACCCCAATTATGCTACGCGGGGTATGTTCCTGCGCAGTGACTGCCCCCACTTATTAGATGACGCCGAGCCAAACGCACCCGTGATCGCGTCACTCGCAAACGTCAAGCAAAACGCATCTGCCCTATCAGGACTCGCCAACCCGCGCTTCCTGATCTCGTCCTTACCCTCAATCTGAATCTTCCCGCTACTCGTAAACGAATACCGCACGGTGGCCAGCTCGGAGATCAACAAGTCATCCTTGGGCATGGTGCAGTCACGCTGCTCCAGCCACGCCTTGGCCTTGTGCCAAAGCTCAGCTTTGAGGTTCCTATACGTCCCGCCCATCGCCGGACTCTCGGACACATTAATCCCCCGAGCCGGTAAGTTCAGTTCCCTTAACCGGTCCACAACACCAGCGCCAAGTCCGATACTGTCCACTAATATCTCGTGCGGACGCTGGCTCGGCATCAACACCTCATACTCGGACACAATCGCGCCGGTCAGTTGCATCAAGTCCAAATTCTTCCACGTCTTAATCGGCTCTGTCACCGCGTTACCCTGGCGCTTGCACAGGGCGCTGCGGTCAGAGCCAAACCGCGCAACGTCCAATCCCCACACTAACCTGGCGCTCAAGCTGGGCGCCACGTCCCTTTGTGTGGCCATCTCCAACAACTCCATCGGGATCACCGTATCGTCATCGCTTCTGGGAAACTCGCCCAGCACGCGAATACGGTAGGCGTTGCTCTCCTCGCCATACCTAGACTTCATCTCCTCGATGTAAGCCTCCGACACGCGGGGCGAGTCCGCGCAGGACACCTTCATCGTGATCCAGTCACCCGCCAGACGGTTGTGCGTGTCAAAGAAGAAACCGCTGGACCGTACAGGGTTACCAAGTAACAAAGTTACAGCGCTATGCCCCGACATGGAACCGGCGGCGGCTTCAAAAACTTGTTCGGGGATACCGCTGGCCTCGTCTGCCACCAGCATGACGTGCTCTGAGTGAACCCCCTGCAATGCTTCGGGTTGCTCGGCCCTTGATGTCCTGGCGCTTATAAACGCCTCGTTGGGGAACTCCTTGAACTCAATCCGGTCCTGCTTAACCTCCAGCTGGTCCTGTAATGTGGAGGGAAGCGCCTTCACCCAGCGCTTTAGTTCCGCGAACAAGGCGTCATAGAGTTGCGAGCTTGTCGGCGCAGTGAGCACAATCTTGACGGGAAAGCGCAGGAACGCATACCAAATAATCGCCCAGGCAGCAGCCGTTGACTTCCCAACGCCGTGCCCTGACCTCACGCTAATCCTGCGCTCACCCCTGGCAATGTGCATCAGAAACTCCCGCTGCCACGGGTCAGGCTGCGTGTTGAGCACCTCCTGCACAAACAGGACAGGGTTCCTGTAATACTTCTTCGCCCACGCTAAAAAAGGATTTTTTTCATTTTTTTGGACGGCAAGCGGCGCTGAGGGTGGGGCCAGGGGGAGGGGTTCAGCAATCATCACGTTGGTGTGTGTTTAGGGGCGTACTATTGTTACCCCCGTGTTTATTGCAATGGGGGGGGTTCGTTCACTATTTCCACATGGCGCAATGCATCAAGCCGTAGGTCTCCGATCGATATGTTAACCGCAGGCCCGCGCGCTGGCGCATACACCCCCGGTTTCCAGCGCTCTGCTATCCATTGGCGCGTTTGTATGCGCACGCGGGCTAAGTGCGTTTCTTCCACACTACTACTATCCGCTATTTCTAGCGTCTCGCACGCCAGATCATCGGCTGCTCGCGCCCGCGCGTGTGTAATTTTATGCGCGTTTTCAGGGTCTTCACACCACAACTCTAAAGCTCGGCGGCCAATGCCCAAGTCTTTACATATTCGAGTATTGGATTTCCCGGCCTCGAACATCGTCACAATGTGATCCACTTGCATCGCGCTCAACAGCGCCATGTCTGCGTGCTTTTTACGATTCCCGGCCATACAACCCCCAAAAAATTGAATTGTAGGCATTGTGGGTCATGTTGGCTATTATTTTTCGATTATTAGTTCATACGCCTAGACACATACCTATATATAAACACACTTTAGATTACAAAAACAATAGCCAACATGACCCACAACTACATTTTCTCCAATGGTGTCGCATGTAATCCGCACCACCTACAATGCACCATGCATGGTGCCCACAATTTGACGCCTATTGTCTCCAATGTGACATTAGTGGCGCGCGATATAGAATAAGATCGCGCCAAGCTTGAAAAGCCCCGCGTCTCCAGATTCGCAAAATCTGTCAGTTCACTACAGTAAAGGCAAATATGAAAGTACACCTCACCCTAAAATCGGCCAATGTTAAGACCGGCCCGATTCCCGTAAGCACTACCGAAAAGGATAGTTGCCCTACCGATTGCGCCATGCGCGCAGAATGCTACGCGGACAGTGGCCCGCTCGCGCTGCACTGGCGCGCTGTCTCCAATGGCGCACGCGGTACCACTTGGGGCCAATTCACCCAAGCGATCGCAGCGCTGCCCGATGGCCAATTGTGGCGGCATAACCAAGCAGGCGACATACCGCAAATCAATGGCACTGTCGATGCCGTCAAATTAGGCCAATTGGTGCAGGCCAATGCTGGCAAACGCGGGTTTACCTATTCACACCACCGCGATGCTGCGAGCTTGGCATGGATCCGCCATGCCAATGCTTGGGGCTTTACAGTTAACCTATCGGCCAATGATTTGGCCGATGCCGATGCCTTGGCCGATACCGAATGCGGGCCGGTGGTGGTGGTGGTGCCTAGCACTACCACTAAAAACACTGTTACGCCAAAAGGGCGCGCTGTCGTTATCTGTCCGGCCACACAGCGCGACGATGTATCCTGCGCCACTTGTCAATTGTGCCAACGACAGCGCAGCGCCATTGTGGCATTCCCTGCCCACGGCACGCGCCATCGGGTTATAAATCTGCGCCTAGCGGCATAGGGTTATCTGCAAACGGCCGTCGATGGCCGTTTGCGGGCTATTCCTAGCCGGACACTAAACGAAAGTAAATTATGCAAAATTATCAGGTCGAATTAAAGCGCGTTTCTTACGTCAATCTAGACATCGAAGCGGAAAGCCAAGACGAAGCGGAAGAACTTGCATGGGTTGCGTTAGAGTCTCACGACTCATATGGTGAAGATGCATCGTGGGAATTAGAAAGCATTGCAGAGGTCGCAAAATGAAAATTGGACAATATATTCACGTTAGCCTATACGGCCGCATGGAACGCGTGCGGATTCTGGCGATCCATCGCGCGGGCACCATCGACGTACAGCGCAGCGATGGCGCGTGCTACCGGGTGAGCGGGCTATGAAAATATATAATTTAAATAATTACGCATACCATTACTCGCGTACTAATCGCCTGTGGATTGTGCAAAGCCTATATGACGGCACCATATGGTTTTTTAACAACAAAAAATCCGCTATTGATTGGACTAAACCAAATGAATAATTTACACCCCTTATTTGAGGCCATCCTGCGCCTGTATGCGCCCCCGGCACGACTGCCCACGCCGGAGGCTATCGACGCGGCCATGATGGCCGATAAATTGGCCGATGGGTACAACCAACGCAAAATCGACAACGCTATTAAATTGGAGATGCAAAATGCGCGAACACTACACGATTAAGCCCACACCTAACCCGCTGGCCGGTGCCCTGCTGGCCGTCTCAATTGGCCTGATTTTGGCTGTCCTATTAGTGAGGTATCTATGATTTACGAAGTACAAACCCGCATGATTAACACATGGGAAAACTGCTGGACTGACGGTGGCGCGCCTATGACGTTCACCGACAAACGCGAAGCACAATCGGAAATCGACGATCTGCTAGCGCTCATGCCAGACTATTCGCCAGACGATTACCGCATCGTTGAAAGGGGCGCGCTATGAATGAAGCACACGCATATATCACTGGCGACATAAAAACCGCTAATCTGCTTGATCGTATGGATAGCCTACAG